CGCCCGCCTTGTTGCTTACGAGAGAGCGTAGAGCGACCAAGCGCCCGCTGCGGTACGCACGGCGCGGAAGCGACGCACGGTGCCAGCGGTAGCGGCGATGGTCATCAGGCCCTGCGTGCCAGACGTGCCGATGGTCCAGCCGGTGTTGGTCGTCATGGTGATGACGCCAGAACTGGAGCCGTCCACGTTGATCACCGAGAAGTCGAAGCTGGAGCCATTGTGGGCGTTGCCCAGATAGCTGTCCAGATCGGCCGCCAGCGGCAGCGTGTATGCAGCGGCGCTCGTACCCGGCGAACCGAGGATGATGCCGTTGACAAGCTGGGCAGACGTCAGGGTAGCGTTACCAGCCGGAACGGCGGCGGGAGTGCCCTGTGTACCAAGCTTGACTTCATTGACGTTGCCATCACTGAACTGATAGCCGCCACCAACAGAAGGAAGTGCCATTGTCGTATTCTCCTATCTTTACCTGTTAGCCCCAGAGACGCACGGCCATCGGCGCGCGGATCACGGAATATCCGTAAAGCACGTCGATACGGCAGGGCAAACGGTCGTTGTTGATGTCATACTGACGCACAACACGCATCGAGATGCCATTGTGAACCTGGCGGGAAGCCATGTCGACACCCTGCGGCAGAAGCAGATCGGCCGTAGCGAACGAGATGGCGTCCTTGTGGTAGATCAGGTTCTGCGGGTAGGCCGTCGAAGCGGCACCGACGAACGTGACGGTGGCGAGGTTCTGCGGGAAGCTGTTCACCGTGGCCAGAGCGTTCGACGAGGTGTAGATCGCCGGGCTGATGTTGACGTCCGTGAACTTGTTGCCAGCCGCGGTGTTAGCCGCAGTGACGACAAACTGCTGAAGCGAACCAGTGGACTGACGGGTCTGCGGGTTGACCGCATACACGTTGGCAATGGTGAAGACGTCGCCAACGGCGAGGGTATGACCCGTGGTGCCGTTGAGGGTAATCTTCGAGGAGCCTTCCACCGTCATGGTGCCATCGACCGTGATCGTGCCGGAGCGCGAGCCAGTCGTGAACTGCTGGATGGACTGAGACATGTTGATCTCTTCGTAGCCCAGCACGCCCTCGCCCATCAGACCGTTGCGGAACTGACGAGAGATGGTGTCAACTGGGTTGAAGAGGCCCTTCATGCCTTCGACCAGACCAGCGTTGGCGGCCGGGTTCACGGTCGCGTAGCGGTTCGGCATCATGGCAGCGAACTCGTTCAGCTTCTGCTGGCCCTGAAGCAGGACGAGCGAAGTGGCCGGGGTCGTGCCGGGGGTGCCGACAGAACTATAGATGCCCTTGTAGGCGTTGGCGACGTCAGCGTCGATGGAGGACGCAAGCTGCGAGATACGCGGCTTGAGCACACGATCAGCGAAGTCGTCAAGCTGCATGGTGAGTTCGGCAGACGTGAAGTTCACGCCGATGTGCTTCTGCGAAGCAACCGTCAGGGTCGTGAACTGCTCGTTGTCGTCCTGCACCTGAAGGGCAGCGCCGTCCGTGACCAGAGCGCGGTCGGGCAGACGGATGCGGAGGGTCGAACCGATCTTGGCGCCTTCGACAGCGAAGCTGTCGTCGTACTGACGGTTGACGTTGCGGGTGATCACCAGATTGTTCTCGAGGATTTCGAGCGCCTTCCGAGTGATCATGTCAATGGTAAGAAGTGAATTACCCATTTCTTTGATTTCCTTGGGTTATTTGCGTCGTTGTGCCTCGTACTTCTTGATCTGGCGCAGCCGTTCCTGCTCGATCCATTCCGACGTTGACATGCTCTTCACAGAGCGCGGGTCGGTGGTGTCGTATGCAGGCGTACCGGAGGCGGTACGGGCTGTCACCGGAGCAATCGGCGCCGGGGCGGTTGAGGTCTTTTTGGCCGGAGGATTGGAGGCCAGTTTGGCCTCAATCTTTCCGATTTCCCGTGCCTGCAAAAGCGGGCTGAGACGCGCAATCCGTTCGGCTTCCTTGGGGTTAGACCCTAGCCAGTAAATGACGTCGGGACCGATCTCGGATGCCTGAATGGTCTGCGCCATCGTTTCCGTGACGGGGAGCTTCGGGTTGTAGGCGACCTGTTCAAAGTCGTCGTACTTGTTCCGGGCGTCCTCTTCACGGTCCTGATAGGCTTCGAGCATCGCGGCCTGTTCCGCTTCGGCTTCGCGTTTGGCGAGGAGTTCCTGCGCCTTGCGTTCGGCCATCGCGTCGGCATAAGCCTGGGCGTTGGTGAAATCGTCGGGCTTCAGCGGTTCCGCCGGAGGGGGCGGGGGTGCTGGAGCACGGGACTTCTGCTCGCGTTCCCATTTCCGTTGCTCTCTTGCGAGGCGCTTGCTGACGATGGCGTCCAGTTCTTCCTGTGTGAAGGTCTTGGCCGCTTCGGCAGCAATCGGTTCCGGCGCAGAATTGTCATATTCGGACGCAGGAGTTGCCGTGACTTCCTGTTCCGGCGCGGGAGTGTCCGCTAGTTTGGGAGCATTATCGCTCATTTGGTTTTGACCTTTCCAGTCACCTGATGAACCGCATCAGTACGGGTAAAAGATTATAGCCCCTCACCGGGAGTAATGTAAACAGCCGAAGTGTTGGCTGCGGTGCTGCAAGTAAAGTACCAATCGTAAGGGAACGAAAAAACTTCCGTCGCGCCCGGCAAAAGAGGGATGCCGTTAGAAGTAGGGTTAGCTACGGCCGAATTTGCGGCAGCAGCAACTGCTGTCGCGCCAGCACCCAAAAACGCTACTTCGGTACCGGCGTTCACTACGCGGTATTGGTTGCGAGGGCGCGAACCGACCGTAAAATCGGCGGGAACTTGAACGGCGCTAGGCGCTGTCACCGCAGCCGTAATACGCGTGGTCGCGCCATTTTGAATAAAAGCAGATGTGTATGACATAGTTAACACCTTCCAGTAGATTTTGAAATTGATAAGCTTCAGCTAGACAAAATAGGTCGCCGCGATCATAATTGAGTTTTGATCCGCCGTAGCGCCTGCCGTAACGGTTCCCGTACCCATAAGACTGGTTGAACCATTGCTGGCTGCACGGGAAAGCAAGAATATCCGCGTCGATCCGTTATCAACATAACCGCTATCAGGTGCCGTGACCCAATTACTGACGGAGCTCACATACACAGGCGTAAAACCACTTGCAGTGAACGGAAGTCCCGAAACCAGCAAAAAGCCAGCGGCCCCAGTGAGGTCTACACTATCAGTGCGGAAAAATGCCTGCACATGAACGACGCGCCCAATTTTAGTGTAAGCCGCGTTGACCACATCCATCGTGAACGGAGTCGTCGGCGGTGTGGTAAACGATAAAACCGGCGACCACGGGCCCTCTTCGTAATCATCCAGCGTGTTGGGATCAGTCGAAGCTGACTGGACAGCGGGAAAAGATACGCCAGAGCCAGACACAGCGGCGGCGGTGCCTATACCCACCGTGTTGGTGAATTGCGGCTGCGTGGCCTGCACGTTCGCGCCAGTGCCGGTTGACGTAGTGACACCAGTCCCGCCTTTAATCACTGGCAGAACACCAGAGATTTGCGCTACGTTGATGATGCTGTTTGTTGATTTAAGCATGGGTTAACCTTCCATCACACTATTGCGACCCAAGCGCCGCCAGTCTTAAAATAAATGCGAGACCCGCTGCCGCCATCAGAGCGGAAATAGAAGTCACCATTGTTTCCGTTAGCGTTACTCGGTGCGCCTGCCCCTGCATAATGGGCTGAATTAGTTTGGATAGTTCCGTCGTCTTTAGGAAAATATAGCGCGTCAAGACATTTTGTGCCGCTTACGTCCCAACGCATTTTTTCAAATGAGTTGCAAACCGCGGACATAGACCCGCCGCTGCCAAATTTACCGATAAACGAGTCGATAGTTCCTGCCAACATCAGATAGGAGTCGTTACTGGTGAAACCGGTAACAAAAGTATTGCCGCCGGAAACATTTTCATGGATAGCGTCCGACACTCGAACAAGCGGTGTTTGCGTGGTTGAAGCAAAATCTATATTGAATTTTACAAGGTTAGGGTTTGTTTCGTTGCCGCCAAAAACCGGCGCGTCAAGAATTAACAGCTTGTCGCTGTCAACCAAAAGGTCTGAATAGGTGTTGTTTGCAAGAGTTGAATTACGCCGCCAATGACACCCACTAAAAATACGCCCGCCGTCAGCGCCGCCGCCTGCGATAATACATCCGTATGTGGCGCTACTATCAAAAGCAGAGTTAACAACTTGCACATGTCCGCAATTCGCGACCATTTGCAGCCCAACCGCGTTCATAAACATGACGCAGTCACTAATCTGAATTTGCGTTACGAAGCCCAAAAACATACCTATGCCCGGGTTTGGGCCAATCTGCACACTCTTAAATTGTTGGTCAAAACAACGCACGTTTATCGCTGCGTCAGACGTTGTGGTGCCGCAGTATTGCACCCATACGTTCTCATAATATCCGGCCCCTCGATTAGAGCCGATAAAAATGCCGCCAGAACGCCCAAGGGTAACAAGACAATTTTGCATCCACGCCGCAAAACGATAGTACGGCGCTGCGGCTGCATCAGGGAGATACAAACAGTAGCTTGTTCCCGTTTGGAACGGCGAATTACCATTCAATGTTATGTTAAAAAACTGCGGCGGCGCCGCGTCTTCATTAACGGTTATTAGACTGGTATTGCTGTTATCTATGAGCTTTATCATAGATTGGGCTTCAAACTGGCCTATAATCCCCGATTGAGCGGCCATTGAAGTATCAAAGCCGCCACCCATAAAATGACATGTATAGTTAGTGCCGGTCTGCCCAATCGTGAGCCCCGTAACCATATACGCAAATTTTTTGGGCGGAAAATAAATCCACGCCTTAAGAGTTTGCGCGTAATTAATAGCCGCTTGAATAGCGGCAGTGTCATCAGTTAGGCCGTCGCCTACCGCGCCAAAGTCCTCGACCGAGATAACTTGGCCAAGACGATCTTGAACCGTATAATTACTTGTAACTGCGTCAGGATAGGGAGGTAAATACGCAACACCATCAGAATTGAGTCCAGGCGCCGCTACAATACCAGGCACATTATCTTTAGTCCAAATGAGCGTTCCAGTGGACGTTTGCAGGACAAACTTATAGAATTCACTATTTGTCAGCCAGATTTGACCACTGACGCGGCCAGCGCTATCCAAGATAATTGGATTGGGGTTCGAGGTATTGCCCAAAATATCGGTATAAGTAACGGCGGGCGTTGTAGTACCAGCTTTATAAGTGAATAGTTTTCCGCCCGCTAACGGAACGCCGTTAGCGTCAAAAAATTGCCAGCCTGCACCGCCTAAAGATGATAGAGCAACCATGTTGCGTCCTTATGCAAGGAACTTCAATTTGTAGAGAGTGGTATAGTACAAACCGACAATCTCGTCTATGACGTTCTGGAGCGGGGTACACTCGCGGTCCACGATGTCATAGCGCGTCTTCATGATCTGCTCGGCCTGACGCTCCAAGAACTCGGTCACGTTGTTCGACTTGTCGGCTGACATCAGCGCGACAGGGCCAATCAGGCCATACTTGCCCTGATACATCTCGGCAAATTTGTCAGACAATTCAATGATTTCGTCGTAAAACTTACCCAAAGCCTTGTGCTTGGCGTAGGACCGCGTGTTCAGGTGCGCGGAGTGGGTCACGTCGCGCGCCAGAAACAGCATCCCTAGAAACTTGTCGCAGTTGCTCATAC